TTCTTTTCTAACTTTTTGTTCTGCCATTTATATAACTTTTTTACAAAATAAAACGGACATCACTCAAAGTAACATCCGTTTATAAATATAGAGTTAAATTTAATTAAGATAAGTTATCTAAACCTTCTTTAAAATCTCCAATCAAATTTCCCAATTCTCTTTGAGTTTTTGGGTCAAGTTTTTTGATGTCTTTGATGTGTTGTTTGATTACCTTTGAAACATCGACTGAAAAGTTTTGTAAAATTTGCATCTTATCCATTACTTTACCTTACCCTTTTCAATATCTCTTTCTAATTCTTTACCGGCACCAAGTACATAATTCATTGCAGTTTTCATATCAACATTCATATACTTCATAATCTTCTTAACTGCCATCAAAACGATTCTCTTTTCTTCAGTAGAGTAACCCTCTTTCAAAATATCAGTTAGCTTCATTGACTTGGATTCGGTTACTGATTCTTCGGTGAAGTCTTTTGCGTTTTCTTTATCTTCATCATCAACTGAAGTTACCTTGTATTTTTTACCATCAACTTCAAATTCACTATCACCAGCAGCGATTGCTTTTGCTCTTGCGGCACCAAACTCGTTACCCTCTTCCATATCAGCTTCTTTTTCTTCAGCTTCTTTGATTTCGTAGTATTTACCAAGAACTTCACCCATCTCATCGTAACAAGACTCAAGTCTTTGTTGTAGAACATTTACTTCTTTGATGGTATTTGAGAATACTTTGAATGACTCGTTCATAGACTTCATATGTCTATTAACAGTCACCTTATCAAACCAATCACCTGTTTCTTCAAGAGTTACTTTTTGTGCAGTTTCTACGATACCTTTAATCGATTCGTATACTTCAGCCAAGTTTCCTGTACGATAGATTGATTCACCAAATCTTTTGTATTGAGATACGGCTTCAAGGAATGCACGTTTTTCTTCGTTAGTCATTCCCTTTTCTTCCTCTTCACCAACATTCATTCTTTTATAATCTAAATGTTGAGATTCTTTAAGTAAGCTTTTCAATTTCATTATTTTACTCCGAAATCACATTCACAATAGCCACTAACTTCACAAATGATTTCTCTCATAAGGTTGTTAGCTTTCTTGTATTTATAAGTATTGTTTTTAATGGTAACCGACTCATTGATTACACCTTCGTTTTTTGGAGACATAAATGCACCATGAGTTGATGGATTAGATACAAAATCCCAACAAATCAAATCAAAGTCGTTTTCAACTGCAACAGTATCCTCACCGATTTGTTTTACTGAACCCATACCTCTTGATGAGATACCAACAGTACAACCCGCTTTAATGAGTTCTTTAAGAATGTTACCCGTAGGTGTGTTGAGAATTTCAACTGTACCTACTACATCATCATCCTTCCAATAAACATCACGAACGATGTGTGATGTGTTCTTTAATTCTACAACGGCAGATTCAGGATGGTCGAGTTCTCCGTAAGCACGATTCTCTTTAATTTCACGACCCTTGTATTTCTGAACTTCTCTTTCAAGAATGTTTTTTGGGTACACTCTACCATTCTGGTTTTTAGCGTTTGCTCTCTGCAATACACCATTAACCAAGAAACGACCGTGTTTTTCTTGAGCCTCTTGTAACATTGTAGGTGTTACATCAAATATCATTGTATCTACAAGAAGTTGTTTCATTAGTTCTCCCAAACCTTTTTCTTTCTATATAAATCAAAGAAGACCCGTGCTAATTCTCTACGAATCATCAAACGGATTTCCTCAAGGTCTTGAACCTCAAGTTCTTCATTCAATTTATTTTTATTACAACCACACGACATATTACGCACTCAATTCTTTTAGTTTATGAGCAACTTTTAACATTCTTTCAGAAATCTTTCCAAATCTCTTTTGTGTGGATTTCCAATACTGACCATTGTGTACACCTGTTTCGTTTTTCAACTTTGTGTTCTGATTAACAATCTTCTCGACCTCATACATCAATCTATTGATTTCTTTAATTGAGTTGTTAACCTTTTGGTGTGATTTCATAGAGTCATCGTTTTTATAATCACGATAAGTTGCTTCAATTAGTTTTTCAAGTTTGTCTTCTAATTTCTTCATACTCTTTGACTCCGTATTCATTTTGGTCTTCTTGGCTTTTTTGTAACCTAAAACTTCAATATGTTCATCATCTAAATCTTCTTCACTTTTCGCAAAAGCGTGTGGGGTTTTAGGTGGGCCAGCACCCCCATCCATATTACCGGTTACATTGGCCTCTTCTAATTCTTCATCTTGAAGAGTGTCTTTGTCTTCCAACTCTTCAAACTTTGCTTCCAATTGTTCTAACAAAAATTTAGACATTTGAAACTCTCCTTAACTCTTGTAAAAGTTCATGATATCTCAAAAGTGAAAGAATTTGGTTTTCGTTGATAACTTTGGAATTAGTAATATTATCAATAAGGTTTACAGTTTCAGTTAATTTGATTTTAGCAACCTTATCTGAAATCTCCACTTTTGCAAATTCAGCTTTTAATCTTTTTACTTCAGCAACAACAAATCCTCTCAACTTACCTGAATTGTCAACATTGTTGATATAGGTACGGAGAACTTTCTTTTGTGTTTCTGAAAGGTTGGTGTATTTGGAATTAAATGAATCTACCAAGAATTTGTAAGCCAACATACGAACCTCTTTAGGTTGTGATGTGTATTCTTTGTCAGTAGACTCGGTAACGATTTCTACATCGTTTTTAGTAATAGTTTCAAGAATAGCATTTTTACAAGTTACATACTCTTTTGGAGAAGTTGATTGATTATATTCAAATAATTTAAATACAGATGCCATCTCACGGTAGTTATTTACACGATACTTAAAGAAGTCTTCCATCACAAAAGATTCTTTGATTGACTTAATCAAGTTATACTTTTGTCTACGGAGAATTGATTCATTTAAGTTAGCTCTATCTTGTAGGATGATATTAACATACTCTTGGGCCTTGTATTGTGAATCAAAGTTCTCTTTAGTAAGAGCTTGATACAATTTCAATTCCTTGTTGAGTTCCGTTCCTCTTTTAAAATGCTTTTTAATAATTTCAAGGGCAAGAGAATCCTTGTTCGCTAATGTATCTGAAGCGATTTGTCTTACGAGTAATTCAAATAAAATACCCGTATTCTTGAATTTACTATGTTTAAGTTTACTCATCTTAAACCTTATCTATTACTATTCCAATTAATAAATATACAAAAACTCATCAAATCGTGTCTTGAAGAAGATTTGATTCATCTAAAAGACCACTTTCTTTCTTAACATCTTCACCTAAAGATTCTTGTAAAATTTGATGTGACTTTACTTTTACCTTTTTCAAAGATGTTCTCAATGCCTCTTTTTGTTCATATGCAAGAGGTGAGTTTTTGTATTTGTGGTATGTTGCCGCTGGTTTAATATCAGTTTGTTGACCTAGTGGGTCTCTACCAAATGTACTATCATCGGTTTTATAAGTTCCGGCAGTTTCTGGTCTACCAGCTCCTTCAAATCCACCTTGAGGTGAACCACCTTGATTTTCCTCACCCGCTTCTTCACCATCTTGTAGGTTTAATGCAGCAAGGTCGTGTGGTGTACCAAATGATTGGCCGGTCTTAACTGGGTCATTACCTTCATCTTCGATTTGTGTGTGTCTAAATCCAAGTTTAAGGTCGTTAATAACTTTAGCTTGTTCAGCCTTCCATTCATCATCGGACATATTCATAATGTTTTTATACATCCATTCTTGAGAAACCATTTTAAGGTCTTTCATATCTCTGACAAGATTTACTTTTTCAGACCATAAAGATGCCTTTTCTTGTTCGTAAATAATAGATGGGTTGGTTAATTCCAACTCAAAGTTTACAAGGTCTTCGTTTTCGTAACCTTGTGAGTATAAGTGAACAATTGCAATTTTAGTCAACTCGGAAAGAACAATTTTTTGAATTCTCTCAACCGAACGTGCGAATCTGATATCTTCTTGTGCTAATGTAGCTTTACCTTCAACGGCCTCATCATATCCAATAAATGCTTTTGGAACTTTGAGTGCTGCCATCATTCTATTTCTCAAGTATTCGATATCATCGATACCACCAAATTCCATTCCGCTTAATGACTCAATCTCCGTACCACTTTGACCGCCACGAACTGGAAGATAGTAATCATCCAACATATTCATCAAGTTAAACTTGAGGTTGTAGTCACCTGTGGTTTGGTCGAGATATGGAATTTTTTTCATTTGGTCGATGATACTTCTCATATGGTTATCAACCTCATTTGGAGGAATATTACCCACATCAATCTTAAAGATTCTTCTTTCTGGTGCTCTCATAATTCTATGAATCATCATTGCATCTTCCATAAGAGTCAATTGTTTCCAAGTCTTTCTTGCACCCTCTAAAAGAGAACGACCATAAGGTAGGAAGTTTGTATCTGCCATCAAACGGAAATGTGCAATTTGATAGAACTCAAAAACTTCTGCATTCTTGTTTACACTTGCTCCGTGAGCAGCACCCATAGAACCTAATTTGAATCTTACTTCATATGGGTTTTCAGGATTAAAACCCTCTTCACGTTCTACCTCATATGCTGACATTGGTGATACATTTACAATACCAACACCTTCTTCGATATCAAGGTGAAGGAAGTAATCACCATACTTGTTCATACCACGAATCCAAGCCCATAGATTGAACTCAATGTTTAGAACATCGTAAAATAAGTTGTGAAGGATTTTCTTTACATTTTCATCTTGAGTTTTGATACGAAGTACATCTCCCATATCATTCTTCAAGGTACATTCATCAGAGTAGATATCCAAAACTGAAGCAATAATGGAATCCTTATCCATTGCTTCGTAATCAGTATATAATTCTAATTTGTTTGAATGATAATTAAATTGGTTGTTGTATGTTTCCCAATTTCTACGAGTAGTATGTAATCTACCAAATCTATCATAATATGATGAACCACGAAGGTTACCTTGGGATTGTAATCGTTGGGTGTCAACTGCTTGAGTACGACCCTTACCAATCCTACGAACAACAACCTGTGTGTTGAATAGTTTTCTTAATCTACCAAAAAGAGATTTATCTGCCATATTAGTGTCTTACTTAAAAGTGTGTAGTTCTACAAAGTATAAATATACAAAAAATAAACTTAACTACCAAATTTAAAGTAACCAAGTTAAATCATTGTCATTTCCGTATGGGTCTTTTTGTTTCCAAGGGTCTTGACCTAATGTTCTACCCGAATACACACCCGTGTTGGATTTACCAATATGACCCAATGTGGTTCTCGTTAAATCCATACCTTGTTGTCTTAATCTCAATGCAGTATCACGAACCCACAAGCCCGTTGAGAATGACATCACCAAATCATCATTATAACCTCGCTGTGCTTCGGCTCTACTACCATTCCATATGAATACGAATAACTCATCAATTAATCGCTTAGAGTGAATGATTGGGGTTCGTTCTCTCATGTAAGTATCGAGTTTTGAAATCACCAAAGGTCGTGTTCTTGAGGACATTGTAAAACCAGGAACCATATCATCTTTTCGTTTTAAGTCCCAACCTTTACGAAGATGAATATCTTCATCAATGTAACCCAGCTCTCTATATGAATAATATAAATTTTGATATTGTCTATCAATAATTTCTTGAATTACAGCCCACCCAATGTTTGCGTTTTCAACAACCAACATTGCATTATTCCACTCACTTGCAACTGATGCTAAAAATGCACCATATTGTTTAGTTTCAATTTTACCTTTATATTCTGCAACTTGTTCTACGGTTTCTATGTCAAAAACATGGAATGCTGAATAGTCGGTTGAGTCACCACGAGCGACATCGGCAACAACCACATAGTCACGAGAATAATTTGGATAATCCCATAACCAATAGTTACCATCAAATCCTCGTTTTTCAACAGGGTCTTTTACATAAGTCTCTTGATACCATTGTAGTGTAGAACCTTCTACTACTGTATAACCGGATGAAATAAAGTCACAATCACATTCTTGGGCTGCGCCCTTTTCACCAAGGAGTTTTGTTTGTTCATCTCTCCATCGTTGATTTCTATCAGGGTGTACAGTCCAATGGAGTTCGGTTGGGTGCCATTGTTCACCAGCTTCCCCCTGTAACCATACTTTGTGAAACCAATTACCCACACCATTTGGTGTAGAAAGTACAATAGCACCACCACCTGTTGAAAGTGTTGATTGTGCTGATGTCCAAATTTCTTCTACATTATCAATAAATGCAGCCTCATCAATTACCAAAAGAGACAATGCTTCAGAACGACCAGCATCTCCAGCAGCAGATGTTGCTTTGATTTGCGAACCATTCTTTAATCGGAGTGATAGTTTGTTGTCCTCTTCGGTTTGACCTTTTAACCAAGTTGGTAAGTTAGAATGCATGAAACGAACCTTCGTTACAAGGTTCTTTGCAACCTCTTGTTTGGTAGCGATTACCAATACATTCTTATCTTCGTGAAACAACATCAGCCAGAGTGAATATCCGGCTGAAAGTGTAGAGATGCCTAATTGTCGTGATTTGAGGATTACATTAAAACGATGGTCATTGATATTATGCATCAACCCCTCTTGAAACTCATACAAGTTAAAAAGGATTTTTCCTCGGTGGGGGTGCTGAATGTAACAATACTTTTTAAAAAAGTATACAGGGTCTTTAGCGCACTTGACCCACTCTTCTCGTATGAGTGTTCTTAAATCTGGCATACATTTTTATAATACGAATAATACAGCAATCAATGTAGCGCCACCGGCACCACCCAATAACAAACCATTCCAAAATTGCCCTCTTTTTTGTTTTTTGAGGGTTTTGATTTGATTGTCTTTTAATTCAATCAGATTATCTTTTTGTAGGATAATTTGTTCCTTACTTTGAAGTGCAACTGAAAAGTTTGCGAGTTGTTGAGATTGTAATTCAATCTTATCAACTTGTAGTGATACTAACTCTTGAGTAGTTTTTAACTCTTCTTTACATACATCGAATTGAGACTTAACGACTAACGCATTTTTAACTGCGGTTCTTGGAACTGCAATTACACTATCAGTTGAAAGCGTTTGCGAAAGCAGAGATGAGGTCATCATCAGACATATCATCAAACTTATCCATTTGCTCTTCATATCGTTTTCTCAAGTTTAAAAGTTGTGCATTTTTAGAATCAATCTGATTGTCAATTTCTGCAATCTGATTACTCAATCCAAGATTTAATTGGATGAGTGAGTCTGCCTCACTCTCCAATCTTGAAATCTCACCTAAATACTCCATCTCTTTTTCTTTCAACATTCTTTCGTATTCTTTTTTGTAGGTATTACCCATAAAGAATTGCTGGTAGATAAGGACACCTGCCAAACAAAGAATTACAAGTTGAGATGGATTTAGTTTTTTCATTTATTTTTTTGCAGCTGGCTTTCTACGAGGCTTACGGTTCGTAGGTTTCTTTGCAACTGGCTTGGTATCACCAACGTTAGTTGCTGCTGGTTTTTTTGCTGCTGGTTTTCTGCGTGGTTTACGTTTAGATGTTGACTTTCCTTTAGCAGCATCGACAACATCTTTTGATTCCTTAACAACATTCCTTACAGCAGTACGAACTTCTTTTACTTCCTTAACCACGTTTCTAGCACGAGTCTTAACTTCAGCAACATCTTCTTTAACTTCTTTAATTACTTCAACTACTTTTTCATCAATAGTAGTTTTACCAAGTAACCAATTCCAAGTTTTCTTTAACCAATTTTTCATAATTTTCTCTTTTTGTTAAACTAATTGTTCCAATATAAATATGTAAGTTGGAATTAATTAATTACCATTTACGACAAGACCAATATCTTGCTTTCCACCTTGGACCTGGATTATCACAATTGTGTCTTGCTCTAAATGACTTTCTCGCTTCAGGATTATCTTTACGAATTCTCATCGTACCACCTTTAGCGCCACCACCTTGGCCAAAGTTTACTTTAACAACATTTCCTTTGTCATTGTTTACATAAACTTTAAACTTTTTAACATCACCTTGCATAATCTTACCAAGTTCTACTTTTCTACCTTGGTATTCTGCTTCGTTGATATTATTAACATCCTCTTTATGTAGATTTAACATTTGAGAGTATTCCTTCATAAAGTTGATGAAGTCTTTGGTTTCTTCAAGTGTCTCAACATCGTATTCATCAACCTCACCATAATCTGATACTGTTGAAATGTAATCTTCTGCTTTTGTAATCAAAGACTGAACCCAAGGTTCTAAATCACCCTTACCTTGAAGTTTTGTAATGAGTGCTTGTGCTTTTCGGATTGAGGTTTCTAATTGGTCTACTGCCATATCAGAATCAGACTCACTACCTTCGTTAGCAAATGCGTTTACATAAGGATTAGATACAACCTTACCCAACTCTGGAGTAAAACCATACTTCTCTTCCATAAAGTTTTTTACATTATGGTATTCTTCTCTGATTAATTCTTTGAGTTGTTTTTCAGTCATCTTACTTAAACTTTTTAATTAGTTTTACTTGAACTGAATTACCTGGCTTACCTGCGATTGCAGATACCAATGCCATTCTCTCTGGAAGTTTACCAACCTTAACGTATTGATATACTTTTTCAATATCCAAATTGTTGTCATCAACGAACTTTTGGATAGCGTCTTTGTTCATACCAGTCAAACCACCAATTTCCATTGCGGTTCTACTAGCTGCTTCGTTTACTGATTCCATTTTGAATCCTTTAGAAGTATAGTTTTTGATTGCCTTTTCTAAATCAACTTTATTTTTGAAAGTTTCAATATCAAAGAAATCACTACCATCTTTGTGTTTCTTAACACCATCGTGAGAAGAGATACTATATTTAGCTTTACCGATTTGTGGATTTACTTTGAATACTTTTTTACCTTCGGTTACTGATTCAACAATCTTTACAGGAACTAAAGCAGTACCTTTATCAGTCAACTTCATTACATATGGAACTCCATCAATTACTGATTTGTAATCTTTGTGAGTTTTTGCCCACTCTTTTTTAGAAATGGTATTTGTGATTTTAAATTTAGCACCCTCGGTGATTGATTCCATCAATCCAATTGCAGTAGTACCAACAACTCGCTCAGCACCATCTGCATATTTGTTGTTTAGAATTGCTATCTTTACCGGCTTGTCAATTATATACATTGGAAGTGGGGATGTACCAAATGAATATTTGATTCCATTCTTTTTTAATTCTTTACCAATATCCATAAAAGATTTAGAAGCTTTTACGATGTCAGCAAGTTTATCCAACATATCATCATGCTTACCTTCGTTTACTGATTCTTCTACCGACTCACCTGCACATTGTTTCCAACCACCACCAGCGGCTTTGTATTGTTTAGATGCCCAGCCATTTGCGTATGCTGATGGGTATACATCAAACTTCTTCTTTGCTTGTGATTTGTAATACGACCATTTTGATGCGTCAGTAGGGCAATTCTTTTCTTCAAGTTTTTGAACTTCTTCACCCAATAGTCGTAATTCTTCAATATATACTCTCTTATCCATTCAGACTCCTTAATTGATGTATGCGTTCAGCTCGTATCCGTTCTTCATACCATACACTTGAATTTGAAGTGCTTTTCTTTGAGGCTTACCACCTTTAAGTAGACCTACTGTAAAACGAGTGTCTTTACCTACTGAAGGTCGTGAACGAACATTTTTACCACCCATTGCTATTTGAGATTGCCAATCATCTTCATCGATTTCGTATCCACGTTTTTCAGCAAACTTTTTTGCTTCTTCTGCAGCATCAGTAAACGATTTGTGGTATACTTTATAATCTGCTTCTTTTAAAAGTGACTTTAACTTAATCATCAGAAATCCTTATTTTTTATATACAGACTCTTTAAAGATTCTCATACCGGTATTTTCGACCAATGCTTCAACTTTTTGCCCTAATGGTCTACCAATAGTCATTGAGATGTAGAATCCCATTGCGTTTACAATGTCTTTACCATCCCACTTACAAATATTTGCAACGTCAGGACCCAAGTCGTAGTGATACATTTCCTCAAGGTCTTTCATTCCTTGTGGGTCACCTTCGTATTTTGCTTTAGGGAACAATTTAGCAACACCCTTTGCTTCACTATGGAAGTTAGCGTCACCCAATGCACCCATCAAAATGTGCATTACTGCCCATTGGTGATTTGCGCCACCTTTTCTTAAATCTTTAAGATTCTTATCTAAAAGTTGTTTAACCTTTTTGTTCATCCCAGCATCTTCATTAAGAAAACTTTCTACGATTGATTTTAAGTTCATATCACTCTCCGTCGATTCTAACATCTTTAATAATTTGTCATCTTTAATAATAAATGTATATCCAGCTTGATGACCATATGGGTCGTTTTCAAATTCAAGACCAGTTTTCTTTTTTAGATAAACTGCCGTAGTATTTCTAAACTCTTCATCAGCTAATCTTGGATTTGAACTTTTACGAAGGATATCTTCAATAGCATCTAAATCTTTAGATGTCTTTGGTATAAGGTTAATCTGACCATTCTTGAATGATGTATAAAATTCAACCTTTACACCACCATAGGTGAATTTAGCCTTACCTTCTGATAACAACGATGTTAGTTTCATTCTTTGTTCTCCAACTTCTGAATAAAGTTCTCTTTAAACATACGGAACTCATTCTCTATTTTTTCTTCCATCTCTTCCCAAGTCGTACCATCCCATTCCTCAATCGAACCATCTTCGTTGATGTAGCGGGCTTTGATAGCCAGTTTTAGAGCTTCTTTCTCAAGTTCAGCTTGTTTCAACCAAGCTTTACCATTGTCCAACATTTTTTGTCGTTCATACTCTTCGTACTTACCCTCAATCTTTAATTGATGTTCCATATCAATTACACAATCAAAGCACATTCCGTGAATAGCTTTCATCTTGAGGTCATTACGCTTGGGGTTTGTACAAGTACAAACATCCTTACGACATTTAGGGAATGTGTTGATGTCATTTCTCAACTCTGAAAGTTTACCAAGTTTAACCTTGTATCCTTTCTTTTGTTCCCAAATATTTCCTTCACCATCAGTCCATTGGTCACCAACTTCCCTTTTGATAAAGTCCTTACTCTCTCCAAAAGCAACCGTGTTTTTGGTTTGAGTTCGGTGATTTCCAGCAATCATTTCTTTGACTGCTTTAATATTTTGCAATTTTGCCATAACTCTTTTGTATAGTTTTACTACTATAAGTATATTAGAAATACATTAAACCCAAGATTTGGTTTAGTGATGCAAATGTACCTGTAAGTTTCATTGTGTATCCTTTGTAAGTAAATACAATACCCTCGTTTGGTACAATCTTATCTCTACCACCAACTGCGTTTAATCTTTCTAATTCCATTTTTAATTTTGCAATCTTTTTTGGGTCACCTGACTTTTTAACATCACCGATGGTTTTGTCAAGTCTCTTCTGCATATCTCTCAATGCGCCATCAGGATTAACCGTGAGTGCTGAAGACATAAATGATAGAACCTCTGCACCCACACCCAAGAAGATATCTTCAAACTTACGAAGATTATCTTTTGAGATTTTTGCCTGGTCAATCTTATCAGTTTTTTGTGCCCAATCTAATGTTTTCTTATCTGAAATGTTTTTACTATCCAAACGGAATCCTTTGTCGTAGAATGCCCATCTCTTTACCAATCCCATTTTGGTTTTGTTGTCCAAAGTAGTTGGTGAGTTTTTATCAACATACTCTTCCCACCATCTTTGGTGATATTCAGCCACACCATCGGTATCTTTGAGTTTGAACTCTTTTTGTACTTTAGATAGTTGACCAAAGAACTTTGATTTCATTTTTGATAGTTCTTGGTTTTGTGGAAGTTTTACCACAGGAGGGCCTTGGATGGTATACTTTGATTGAACATGAGCATTCACTTGTTTAATCATACCGGCAAGGATTCTTGCATCAGAGGTGTCTGCTCCAATTGCCTCACCCTTCTCATTGTACTCCATTGTTCCGTGGAAAACTAATAGTGGTTGACCGTATGGTACTACGTTAACTGACTCCGGCCAGATGACTTCAATGTTCATAAATTTTGAACCATCTTTGAAGACTTTCTCTTTTTGTGCATCTGATAGTTTTGAAATAGCTGATTCCAAATCTTTCATTGCGAAATTGTACGCATCGGTCAAACCCCCTCTATTAGCAAACTTATCTGAAACACCTTTGATGTCCAATGCGTTAAGTCCCCTATCTTTGAGATGTGATTTATTTCTTGCAGCGATGATGCCTCTATCTTTTCTATATGAGATAGCAAGTGCTTGTCCATCGGTTTTTTCTCTGGTAAATTCCAACTTACCATTTAGTGCTTTGTCGATGATAATTTTTAAATCACCGAAGGTTAATCCAAGTTCAGTATCAAATGGGTGATTCATGTGACCATATGCACCACCCTCGTTAAGGATACCTTCTTTAAGGTTGTTCTTTTTAGCTTTTTGCTTTTCGGTATCAATTTTTGGAGTAAGGTTGTTGATTTCTTTTGGTTCTGCAAATTTAACAAACTCCATACCTAAACGAAGTGCGACTCTCTTAATGTGCTTTGCCCATTTAGTATAACCAGGACGACCTGTGATGTCTTTACCATATCTGGCTTTCTGACCATCCATCGTGTCACCTGTTGGGAAGAATGATACACCCAAACGACCTGGACCTTTTGGATATTCGGTGGAAGTAATATTTTCCATCGAATCATCATCCATTAAATACGATACAATATCCCAACCTAATTTCCCAACAACATCATCCATTTCAGCACGAAATGTATTCATATTACCATAGAAAGCGCCAGGACCATCATCCACCATACTTCTACCGATTGGTGAAACCGATGAACCTTCTTTTATAATTTCATTAATATCAATTGTTTGTAAGAATGACTCCATTACAGACTCAACCTTTGACATACGACCTGATACTAAATTAAAAATCTTTTGGTCAAACTTTGGGTATACTGATTTAAAAAACTTAATTCTTTTTTGTTCATCTGGCTCCGACATACCTTTGCGAACTTCAGTACCAGAAATACCACGACCTTGTGGTGGTACGATATAAACATATCCGTTATCTTTCATTGGAAGTGATGTATCACCCTTATATGGTTGGAAGAATCTTCCCTTACCCATACCCAATCTACCAGCATCTTTCTCACCAACTACCGTGACAAACGCAGTTGTGTTCTCATCAAACTTTCCAAGAATTTCTTTTGGAGCGTATGGATTCTTTACTTGGTATATTTTATTTTTTGGAATACCAAACATCGTAGTCATTATCTGAACTTTTTCCTTAAAACGGAATGGTGACTTTGGTAATTCTACTTTATCGGAAGTTCCAATGTAAACATTATCTTTACCAAACTTTTTTACCAAATGTTGGTATACAGCATTATGGCCTGAATGGAATGGGTGAAACCTACCTACATACGTTACCACGGTTTTCTTAACATCTTCAGTTAAGATTGATTCTGTTATCCATTTGTTTATAAATTTTCCCATAATAATAAGTATCTTAAATTATATCTTTAAGGTTATCCTCCGAAGCCACCACCACCTGGAACTTCTGGTAATACCTCAAATGTACTTGCTATACCACGAGATGTCCATACTGATATGTTTTTTACAAATACATTAGCAGTACCCGTACCACTAAACCCTATTTGTGCAAATGGTTCTAATTTTAATCTAAATAGTTGAGATTGGTATTGTGCATGGTTGTATGTGTTTAACCCATCTACATAATCATCTATTTCAAATGTGTATGCATCACCACTAACTTTTGAAGCAGACCCCGTATATGTGGTACTTACTCCAATAGTTCCAATAGTTCCAATATTATTTACAGTTCGTAGATTAGTCCAGCTGTCATAATACGAATTTGCACTCGTAGAAGAACCACTTGTGGCAGTTTGTAATGTTGCTTTAATACCACCAATTGCCCTACAACTACCATCTTTTTGTATCAACCCTTGAAAAGATACATTTACACGGGTCTCATATTTTAAACCCTGCCATACCACATATAATGGAGACGCGTATGTGTATCCTGTACTGCCACCTGATTTTGATACACTTATCTCATCCGAATTAAAATACAATGACCTACCCACATTTTTTGCATCAATAATCCCCTTTGCAGTATCCAATACTTCATATTCAGTACCACCAATGTCAACGGCAATTCGTACAGCTGAACCTGTAATTTGACCATTTGCTTTTAAAATAAGAGCGTCATTTGAAGAATTAATTTGGGTTGTAGAAACTTCAAATCCAGCAATACTTGCGGATACAAACTTTGCGAATCCATCGGAAGTGATAGACGCAGATGCGTTTAAAATTGTAGATGGTGACCCACCAATTGTTGCTGGAGTGAATATTTGGTCTGCGCTTAAACTTGCGTTAATTACCGCATCAGCGCCTATAACTAGCAAATTATTTTCAGGGTCTAAATGAAACAGAGATGAACTAATTTCAATACTACTATTTGCCCCACTAATAAATTGACTATTAGGGTTTCCAATAAAGAATGAATCAGTTCTAATATCAAGATTACCACCACCATCAGTAGTGTATCTAAAATATGATTCAGAGTTTGCAACAAGGTCTAAACCTACACCATTGTATGTATCAGCACCGACTACAAGATTACCACTACCACTCCACATAAGGAATCCACCGGGACCCTTACCAAGTGATGCTGATGTGAATCCGTAATATCCAACCGACTTTAAGTATCCACTCGAATTACCAGCCAATTCAATACCAGTACCAATAGCGTTACCAATATGGAATGACCCGCTAATTAAAGATTGGTCACCGGCAATGTATACGTTACCACCATCAAAAACAATATTTTCAACCACAAGTTCAGTTGATGATATTTCACCTACTGAATTTAAAAATTGTAATTTTAAACTTTTTGGGTCTTTTAGGTGTTCCGTTGGAATTGGAACTTTATATGATAACGATGATGTATTTTCTACTTTAGTATTACCAATCAACTCATAATCAGCATTGGTAAGACCTTGTGACTTAATCAATGTGTTTATAGAATCAATTCTCCCCACAATAGGTTTTACATTTGTAAGTGTAAAATTTGCAAATGCAATTTGATTTTGTGTAGAGGTGTCGGAGCCAGTTGAGTAGTATTCTATATTTACTTCAAGAGTACCATCGGAGTATTCGTATGTATGTATCGAACCATCGCTACGATTATCACTTGCTGTAATTGGTGTGTTAATCCTCATTATTGTTGAGGACGCCACTTCAGTTATACTGGCTGTAAATTGTGTGGGTTGTGATTGTCCACCACCAAGTCGGGGGAACAATGTTGGAATGTTTACTGTATAAACAGTACCACCAACCATTTCTGTATTAAAGTTTGATAATGCGTCGTATTCTAAAGTAGTTGTGTCGCCAAACGTAGACTTTTTATAATATACCTCACTATTTGCAATTGTTTTAGTGAGTTTACTATTGGATACCTTTTTATTAGTAAAGGTCTCAATACTTGAAGATACGTTTACTCGTGGTAATAACGTAGAATTAAATACAATATTTGATACTGACTTTCTACTCTTATTTACATCAATCTTACGAGACCATCTAACAAGATTACCATTAGGCAGAGTACCTAATAAAATAATTTGAGCAGTTCCGTTTGGGGTATTGTAATTACGATTTTCAGGAAGGTCATATATCCAAACTGAAATTAATCTACCTTTGTCTTCTTCCTTGTATTTTGGAATTTCCCAATAGATTGGTTTCTCATTTGAATCAAGAACCTCGATTTCAATTTTTGTATTTGGTAAAAACGCACCGTCAACAGGACGTATCTTAAACGAGTTTTTACCCTCACCAAGATACTTTGGAAAATCAACAACACCAAAAAATTCAGCAGATTCAGGGGAATTATCCTCTATACCAACTTTTTGTGATTTAAGATATATCTTTGATTTCTTCTTTAATTCCAGCGCCATTAACGGACTCCATCACTTTCTTATAAATATGATACTTTAGAGAACCCACGAACTTTATTGATATCAATTATCTGGTCAACCATATCTCGTGTCTTATCAATATGAGATATCGTGATGATAAAGTCAAATTGGGTCTTCAAGTAATCAAATAATAAATATAGAGAATTAAAGTTGTCCGTGTCTAACGAACCAAACCCTTCATCAATAGCAATAAAGTTTGGTCGTGGTAGATTGGATACATTAATCAAAGCAGTTCTAATTGCGATAGATGAAATAAACTTCTCCATACCACTTGTAAGTTCTAATGGCCAATATTCAGTATCACCATATGCAATGTATGAGTTGATATTTTTACCATCAGTATTCAATAGGATTTGAAAATCTACAATTGGTGATAGGATGTTATTAATCTCAATCTCCAACTTTGGTAGAACATCTGAAATTAGATTATAGGGGATACCATCTCTCTTTACACACTTGAGGTAATATTCATATCCATCGAACCGAACTTCCATATCACGAAGTTTATCAATGGATTGATTTACATTCTCAATAGTCTTTTCAGCAACCTTGATATCAGAATTGATTGTCATAATCTCATTAGTGACATCATCAATATCATCTCGTAGTTGGTCTCGTGTGACTTTAAAAGATTTTATCTTTTGTTGGATTTCAGCATTATGGCTTACTGCTTGCTCTTGGTCTTTAGCTCTTTGAATTTTTTCTTCGAGTGACTTGATGCCCAAGCCAATGTCCTTAACCAACGATACACAATAATCATATGACTTACTTGACTTCAACCACTCTTTATCTAATTCAGCGTGTCTACTTGAAAGGGCTTCATACTCTTTGAGTTCTTTTGTAACATCACACTTGTCACGTTCAGACATTGTATTCAATCGTTCTGAAACAGTAGATGAATATTTCTTACCCAAAGACTCAATCTCATCTTCAAGACCTTGTGCTTGTTTAGCAAATGGTGTATTCTGATTCTTTACACAATGTTCACAATTATCATCAAAGGTTAATGAACCAATACCATCCAAATGTTTTTTAGCGTGAATCATTTCAGATTCAATTTTATCCAAAGACAATCCAAGTTCATTGAATTTTCTATCCAATGATTTGTATTGGTTGTTTTTTTCTTGAAGTTCCTTAATATCGTATTTAGATATTTTGGTTGTGATTGACTTTTGTTCAGTCTCAATGTTATGAACCTCTGCAAGATTCAAGGCACATTCACTATCTTGTCTCTTACGTTCTTTTTGTAAAGATTGTAGTTGACCTTCTAAATCAGATACATCACCCAACTCCTCGACTGGTTTGAGATTACCCATCTCAAATTCAATTTTAGTATTTACCACATCGCGTTTAGACTCTAACTCAACCTTTCTATCTTGTAGAGTGGTGAGAGACCCTGTAATGGATGTGAGTGTATCTTCTGCCTCTGCAAGTTGTGTTGGTAGGTCTTGGTTCTTATAGTCCTTTAGAAGGGCTGATAGTTCCTTAATCTCCTCACTTGCGATTTGGTATAGACTTTCGAAGACATCCATATCCAAGAATTGTGCAAGTAGTTCTTTCCGTTCCTTTTGAGACTTGTCGATGAACCCACTATTGTTTGATTGGGTTGACATCGCCGTGAGAACGAAGTCATCATAAGTTCCAACATATTCTCTAATAATTGTGTTTGTTTCTCTTCGTTGCTCACCATTAAGAGATTCTACTTGCCCATCTACCACACGATAGAAATCAGTATCAACTTTTACAGTTCCCCTCTTTGGTGACTTCTTAGCAGTTCGCTCAATGGTGTAGTCAACACCATTCAATTCAAATGTAAACTTACAATCAAACGACATCTTTGAGTAGTTCATCACATCCTCTGCTTTTGAGGTTCTCGAACACTTATCAAAGATACAAAATGATAGTGCATCCCAAAGAGTTGACTTACCACTTGCGTTTGGAGCAAAGATACCATATGCTCCTTTCATCTGACTGAAGTCAATGACATTGTTAGGGCCATACGAGAACATATTTGAAAACTCAAATTGTTTTGGTATCCAAGTTGAGTTCGTAATTGTTCGTTGTGTTCCAAGTTTTGCGTTAATATCTTGGTTGATTGTTTTAACCACTTCAAGTTGTTCCTCGGTGAGATGTTCGGTGTCATTTAAGAATTCCTCAATCAGTTTGTTTTGGAACGCAGTGTCACGAACATTCTGAAGAATAATCTTTTCGTGTTCACCACCCTCTTTACGAGTGATAACTTTTTGTACGGTCAACTCTTGTACCTTACGACCCTTCTTTAGTTCAGCAAGAATCTTGTTAAGGTCAGACGCCTTTGTGTCTTTTACACGAACTCTCATTCGTGGTTTTTGAGGGATTGGGGTATTTGATACAATCTTGCCCTCTTCAATATCTACCGTGACATATCCGTAATCGTTATGAATTTTTACAAATTTATTTTCACGAGTTTCTACATCCCATACCAAAATTCCGTGGTCTGGGTATTTAGCCTCTCCGTGATTCTGAACGATTAATGAACCTGGATATTTAATATTGTCTTTACCTTGGACTGGATTATTTGGTTTGTGAATATCACCCAAAAGTACGATGTCGTATCCATCAAAGTTCCCAACACTAATGTTCTTGTTCTCTATTGTAAATCCATGTTCGGTCTCAATCTTATCAACCGGCCCATGGAACATTGCAATTTTTACATCACCACTATAATCGGTTGCTGGTGGGAATCCTGGAACATTATCCCATACAGTTTGATGTACAAATGTAATACCACCAATTTCCCATGCACCACTATCTTTTAAGTAAACCAATCGTGGGAGTTTTAATGCGTTAACAATGGGTGTTAATGCATCCAAACGAGATGGGTTATTTAGGTTAGCATCGTGGTTGCCCGGAATCACAATCGTTGGTAGTAGGTCTGACAATCGAGTAAAGAACTCTTGAGTCAAATCCACCACCTCCGGTGACATATCCGTTTTTGCGTGAACAATATCACCTGCAATTACTATGATGTCATTTTCCTCCATTGTGGTCAAAATATAACCATAAAGTTGGGAAAATACATCACGATACTCGGAATGTCTTTTTAGGTTTCTAATGTGAACATCGGCGATGTGATAAATCTTATTTACCTTTTCAACACCTATATTAATCTTTTTCAGTTTCTTCATACTTTAAATAACTGATACTCCATCAACTTGCGTAAATCAAGTGGAGGTGTATCATATATCTTTTTGTTTATACGGGTATATCCCATCTCCGAAGGGTCTTCATCACCCAAATCAACAAGATGGGTGTCAATCCCATACGACATAAACTTCTTCGCTAGCCCCAAAGCATTCTTTAGAGCATCCGAATCTAAACAAATATACAACTTTTTTACTGAATTTCCAACTATTTTCTTTTCTAATTCAGATTGGATTGATTTTCCAAATAATGGAATTGCGTTTCTTCTAATTGCGATTGCATCAAATGCGCCTTCACACAATACAATAGGAGTGTCCCAATTAACCAATAAATCAAACCCAACAATATCTTTGGATACCTTCGGGTTCTTATGTTTAAACTTTGTATCATAAAATGACCTTCCAACAAAAAAGTTTAGTTTACCTCGTTCATCATAGGATGGAATGATAATTTTATCTTCGTATTCACCACTCTCACAAAATCCAATGTTGTATTTAACAATATCCTCAACACGAAGACCTCTATTTAATAAATAGTTTAATGCGTGCTTCCACTTGATTGAGTTGGATTGTTGGTAAAGGGGTTTGAATTCTTTTGGAAGTTCAACTTGCTCTACAACTTCCGTAGTATCGTACTCACTTGAGTATCGATTGACCTTACTGAATATAGAATTGTATTCATCCCAAGTTTGTTTAGATACACGAAGTTTCTTGAATAGACCTTTAATGGTTCTACCCTTCTCATCCGAAATCCAACAATGCCACGGGTTGTTTCCTTTAGAATTAATTCGTATATTAATCTCTAACTTTGGTTTGTAGTGGTCAACGAATGGAGAATAGAACGCATAATTGTCCCCACTTGTTTTCTTGGATTTACCAAGAACGGACTCTAATAATTCAAGTAGTCTATCTTCCATAACTACTAATATACGAAATTATTTTGAGAAATCAAAAAAATCTTGTTTAGGTTTTTCATCCAACCATTCTTGGGGGATTTCTTTCTTGGCCCATTTGAATCCATTCTTATCACACCATTGTGCGTATGTGGTCTTTGAACCTTTGTAGATTTTACCATTGGGTGACTGAAGAACAAATCTTAAATCAATTTCAGGATGTTGTTCTTTGATAAGGGTGTGTTTCTTTCGGTCTTCAGGCAAGAACCAACCTTTGGATTCAATATAGATTCCGTTGGGTAACCTAAAGTCTGGTTTGTAAGTGTGATGAGTTGCAGGAACAACATATGGAATTTCGTGTTGTTCGTATTCCCCATCAATACCTTGAATTCGTAATTGTTCGTTGATTTTTGTTTCAAGGCCGGACTTGTGTCCTTTTGATTTTTGGATGTGACTCCAATTTCCTTTTGCCATATTAATCTAAATCAAATTTTACATTTATGGTTACATCGACATCTTGTCGTTTTTTTAGTGGAGAACCTAACTTACCAATGGCAAGTAAATCACCATTGTCATTGTAAAGACCAATTTGAGTAATATAAGGTCTAAAATCTGAACCCGTAACCATATTCATTAAGCGTGTATCCGTATCAGTACCATCTATTCTCAATGATGGGTTTGATGATACATTATATTCATCTCTTTTGATTTCACAAAGGATTGAAAATTCTTCAACTTGTTTGGTAGCACGATAATCCAATTGAAAGTTTCTATTTGTATAATTCCAATTACCATTACCCAATAAAATATTTTGATATCTGAATCTTGGGTCTGATATGATAATCATACCATGCTTGTAAAATACATATCCAACTTCTTTTCGTTGTAACGCAGAACCACTTGTTGAGTTATCTGCTAATGATGAAATCATAGCGGAAGATAGACTATTTCTATGAATTCTAAATTGAGACATAGAACCACTAAAGAATCCATTCGTTTCACTTATACTACGTGCTCCAATAAGAATGTCTCTATCATTAGTAACAACACCCTTAAATGAATATGAAGCAGAAACTTCTTTTGTACCATCAACCCATAGTGCAATTTCACTATTAGTTTTATTTAACACATACTCGTGAGCTAACCCATCATTATATGCATTTGATGATGAAAAGTTTAATACAGAGTTACCATCGGATGCTTTAATAAAAATATGCCCGGGACTTGTAGG